ATGACATCTCTCTTGATTACTGCAAAGTCAAGCGCATGGTAAATGATTTCAACTTCCACTGTGTCGAAGAAGACGAATTCCAAGAACTTGCCGAAGACTTATGCGACTAAAATTAACCAAAAATGCCAACCCCAGCTCCCTTTACGATGACAACTCAATGAAAAAGCACCCTTACGGGTGCATTTTTCTATTTTAAAACATATTCATACCACAATAAAGCCGTGCGATAGTCCATTCCCATTTCCTGTAACTTTGATATTTTTTCATTCTTTTTCCCTTTAAGTCCGCTCGTCTTCTTCCACCAGTAATAATAAGACCTTACGTCAACATCTATAACCTGTTGAGCATACGGAAGTCTTTTTTTCTGTGCATCAGAAAGCTCCGAATAATAGAAATGTCCTAAGTCGCTATAATCTTCAACTGTCTTTTTGGTCTCATCATTAATCAGAATTCTATCCATCGCCAGTCTTTGCTCAGGTGTTAAATCTTCATTGGTAACAAGATATGCACGCTTTAATACTGAACTACTCTTCTTGTCCTTCTCTTTAACAAATGCCTTCTGTTCCTTTTCCGGCAATAATGAATGCTGTTTTTTCCCCTGATACTCGAACATATAGTGAGTATCAACAAATAAGTCATCCGAAACCCCTGCTTTTTTAGCCTCTTCGAGATTCTCACGTGCGGTATTTGACATATACGTAATCTTTAAATCGGTTTTAGATTTTTTAGGCAAAGCAGAACCTTCAATGTAATCGTATTGTTCTTTGTACTTTGCTTCAGGAAGAGCCGAAATTTCACGAACAGTATTATAAGAAAGTTTTGATTTGTTGCCGTTTTCTTTAAGCATATCATATCTTTCAGTATCTTTAACCGACATAGTATCAAATTCATTCTTAACCCAATCCTGCGCAGTAGGAAGAGCGTTTCTGCCAAACAAAGCCGCCAGAGTGTAATTTCGGTTACTTTCTTCTGCTGTGTCATTATGCACCGGATACTGAAGTTTCTTTTCACCTTTGCTGTTGTAAGTGTATTTACCGCCCTTATTTACAGTGCTTATTCCTTTAATGGTTTTAATAGCCTGTCCTGCACCGCCATATGGAAGCACACTGTATGCAAGCTTTGGAAGCTCATCCGATAAAATTTGCAAACGTCTTTCTTTAGCCGTATCGAGCGAAAATGCATCAACTGCAGATTTCGGATCATCAGCAAAAGGAATTCCTGAAGATATCGGCACTCTTCCGCCACCAATAAAACTGCCCACAAAAGGAAGGTTTTCCGCAACATCTTCAGCAAGACCGATTAATCCTCCGCCTTTAGCTTTTTTCTTATTTGTGTCAAAATCTATCTTTTCTCCCGACATTATACTGTTAAGCAAATCCACCGTATTCGGTATTTTCTTACCAAACGTGTTGCCTGCAAAATCATTTGCCATACCCAACGGGTCAAATGCAGGTCTGCGGCCCATCACCTTTTCATATAAATCATTAAATAAATATGATGCAAAGAAATACCACATAAAAGCAGCTGCAAGCTCCCTCTTCTTTTCTTTGGCATTCGGCAAATCCTTAAACAAATAAGAGTACTGGTTATTAACTTCAACCTGGAACATCGTAAAACTTTTCGCTATAATGTTTCTTGCTGAAAAGATTGTAGGCATCGCTCCTTTGGAACGGTCCGCAAGCAAACCTGCAGCAAAAGAATCTGCTGTCTTGATTGCATCCGTCGCACTCATTCCTTTTTTTATTGAATCATGATATTTAGCGCGCCATATTACCTGGGATGTAAAATTATCTACAAGCGACATCGGTGTCATTAACGCATCGTTAAATTTCTCCGTCTTTGTTTTGGTAATCTTATCAGAGCCAAATCTGTTTGTTAAGAAGTCGGACATATTAACAAGATGATCGTCATGCGCATAACTGCTTACTGTCTCTTTTGCCGCCTTAATTAACGACGATGCACCGCATTCAGCCTTTGCCTGAGCAAGAGGAATAAAATTAGTAAAAGCTGAGGAAAGATTACCTGCAATCATATTAACAGCAACATTTCTGTTTATTGCATTAAACACATTATACGCATGTCTTCTCCAGAAAGTCTCGGCATTTCTGTCAAATCTGCTCTTTTTGTTTGCAATCAGATTGGTATACTCCCTCAGCTCCATTGCAAAGCCGCCGAACTTTGTTAAATCCTTTTCAACTAAATCCTTAATTCTTTGATACTTTTCTTTACTGTCAAGTGTGGTATCTTCCTCTAAGGCTTTAATTTCGTCCTCTACACCCTTTTCGGAATACTTTTCAGATAATGCACTTTCCAAAGAACGAAGCCTTTGAATATCATCTGTGTGATAGATAACGTCACTTACGCCTTCTATGTACTTATCAAAGCCCTGCAGGAATTCAAAGTCAGTCTTAATACCCCATCTTCTCTGTGCATTTTTAAAGTATCTGATTCCCGGCTTAAAGTTTTGTGTTTTGCCGGCAATGTTCGTAGGAAGCTCTGTTACATCCATATTAATGCCAATAGCTTTCGCCATCTGCCCTAAAATGCCGTCTGCCTCTTCGGTTATGAAGTGAGGAAAATAATTGTGTCTGTACTCAACGGGACTGTAACCGTTTCTTACTCTTACTCTGTTCATCTCATCAAACAGATAATCGTAAATCCTTCTTGCATTCCTTATTGCCCGTTCTACCTTTTTCATCTTTTCTTTGTTTTGGAAAGACGGATTATCCTCCAGGAACTGCTTCTTTTGAGCCTTTAATTCCTCAAGCCTGCTTTTGTCCTTTTCAGTAAGTCTCTTTTTATTTTCCAGGTACGAAATATCTCCGTTAAGCTCGCCCAGAAACTGAACAGCAAAGTTTTCACTTACCTTATCCCCTCTTGCAACCTTTTCTGAAATATTCAGCTTCTTAACAAGCCCACGCATCTTATTTTTAAAACGTGTCCGCTCCGCTTCGTTGTGATGTACCGGTGTGAAATACTCATCAATTATGGCATCAGCTGTCGCCTTATCCTTAACCATGTCACGAATATTTCTCTCCATAGTCTCTCTGCCATAAGCAAAGCCCGACTTTTTCTCTTTCCAGGTATCTGAAGTTTCAAGAAGAGATTTTGCCCTTGCCTTAAGCTTTTCTTTCCTGATAGCATTATGCTGTTGTATTTTGGAGTTTTCACTTTCTATGGCAGACTTATACTTATATAGCTCCATAATACCTTCAATGTTAAATTCGGGTGGTATATTCTCTTTTCTTACTTTCCCACTCAGCAACCCATCAAGCTGATATTTTTCTTCATCTGTCAAACGTATTTTTCTTTTAGCCTTCTCATAATCTTTCTGAAGAGCTTCCTTTCTGTCATAAGCTTCAAGCAAATCATCTTCGGTAAATTTTGCGGGACTTTTTTCTGCACCGACATTTTCTGTCGAACCGTTCTCTGTAACAATATTTCCGGAATCTATCGGCTTGTCTATAACTGCAACATTATCATCATTTCGGTACTTACTGTAATCCGTAAAGTCATTCTGAACTTTATTATCTCTTGAAGACAACGAACCTCTTCGACGTAACTCAACAGATCTTTCGTCTTCATAAAGTTCAATATATTTCTGTATATCTTTGTTAATACCTGCTTCCTTTCCTTTTAATTGCTCTTTAGTAAGTAATTCATCGGGAAAATATTTTAAGAAATCTATTTCTTCAGGATTGACAGTTTTTAAAATATCTGTTATACTTACATTAGAAACAGAAGTAGCGGATAGGGACGGCTCTTTGTTAGCTCTCGCTTCCGTGTTAATCTCTGTTTCTATTTTATTTTCCACAGTAACCGCAAGATGAAGTTTATTATTTCTGTCATAATATTCTTTAACTGTTAATTTTACAGGAACAATTCTGCCATCGTCTGAAAATGCACCCATAAGAGTATAACCATTTATCAATGTCAAATCTTCTCTGTAAGTATACCGATATTTATCTCCGCTTACTTCAACACACTGAGCATTCTTAACAACATCAGGAAGAACTGTCAACAGCTTGGCAAAATCATCATAATTATGGTTTTGATGATTACTACTCTCCTTGAACGAAGAATTAGAGTAATTAAACTCGATTTCAATATCATCATTTGAATATGTAGTAGGAGTTGTTCCAAATTCTTTATTAATTAATTTTAAGTTTTCCTTCACCTGACTTATAGAAGCATTTTTCAACTTCTCAAAATCATACTTATCAAGGATTTCCTGTTTACTCTGGTCAAAGCTTACCAAATTCACCTTTTTATTTTTTAATATTTCTGCACGCTGTGAATCATCCATCCCACGTGTAATTTTACTGCCATCACCATTTTTATATTGGCCGTAATCCGTAAAGTCATTTTGAGTATTATTAGTCAATCCAGCCTTTGTCAAAGCTTCAGCCATAGCATTGTTTTGAACATCACCATCACTGTATGCATAATTTCCTGAATTTTGCGTAGAATTAGTATTGACAGGTATCGTTTTTTGTGGTACTATGTTATTAGAGTGTTGAGCCATCATAACTGACTTGGGTTTCCAAGTGGAAGTTAACTGCTTGACACTCTTATTTATATTTTGGATGTCGTACAAATATTTCTTACCATCCGCATCATTTCTTATAACCAACTCTACATCATACACATTACTGCTTACTATATTCCCATTTGAATCTTTAACCGGCAAGGCAACTCTTGATGTGTATTTATAAAATCCGTATTTAGCATCAACATTATGCTTAGCCTTTGTATTTTTATCCCATCGCCTGTCAGTTGCAATTTCTATAATTTCTTTTATGTTTTGAGCTGATTGATTCTTTACCTTTAATAAATCACTTCGATTTTTCAATATCCACTTAGTATATTTAGACTGTGTGTATTCGTTTGGTAAATCTTCCCCAATATAAACCTTTTGTCCACTTTCGGAAATATCATAACCATTACCTATTTGGTCAGCAATAAAATCAGAAATTATTTCATGAGGTTTTCCTGTTTTCCCATCGAAAATGTTGTCTTTAAGCATAACAACAGGTAAATTATCCGTTGTATATCCAATATCGTACTGAACATTGTTATTTATATTTGTGTTTACTCCTCTGTTCTTCGTCCCATCCCTTACAGCCTTTTCAAACAGCTTAATTGCTTCTTCGTACTTTGCAAGCTTTACATATTTGCCGTAATATCTTCCTTCATTATGGGTAAGTTTGTCCTTAATTCCGTTGTAGGTGTCTTTAATAGTATTAACAATTCCCCTTGCTGTTGTTAAATCATATCTTGCAAGCTCTGTGAGAGCAGAATATCCCGTTTCAGGGTCGTTAAGCATTTCAGCCATTTTTTGTGCAACTATTTCTTTTTTAGCACCTTCAAAACTTAATTTTGTTTTACCGTTTGATTTCTTATAATATTCGCTTATCTTTTTCTTAATCGCATTATCAAGAGCAAGCTTACCTTCCTTGGTAGTAATATCTCCAAAAATATCTTTAAGTACAAAATCAGAAAGTGCCTCATAATGTTTTGAACTTTCTGCAGAGTGTGTCATTTCATGAGTTAAAACAGTATTAAAAATGTATTCTGCATCACCTATTTTATCAAAATTAAGAACAATTGAATTACTCGGTGCATCATAGTAGCCGTTACTGTTTCCTGCATCCGTTTCACTTAACCCTAAACTTTGATTTACTGCGCCTAAATCTCCCTTCGCAACAATTATATTCCCGCCCGTAAGCTTCTTAGCATAATTAAGATTACGCAGTATCTGCGGACTTATTCTTGCGGACAGTGTATTACTTTTATCCCTCGCATTTGTCAGCACTCGTCCGTCATACAACAAAACACTTCCTTTAGCAAAGCCCTGAGATAAAACCATTCTCTTAAAAATGCTTTCACTCTTACCGTCACTGTAATCGATAAAATCATTACTGTTATTGTCAATATTCCTATTGCTTTTTACCATATTTACAACATTATCCAATAACGCATCGCCTGTTTTTTTATCTCCTTGGATACAATTTGATACAGCAAAAACAACATTATTCATGCCACCCATTCTATTAGCAAGCACCCTAACCGCTGGAACATTGAACATTTTACCCAGAATTTCAGCGACAACTTCAACATTATCTACTTTTTTATTAACTTTCTTTGTTGATTCAAAAACATTTTTAAAGTCAATTTCTGAATATCTATATACAGAACCTTCAATATTTTTTACTATAAAGTGATCGCCGTCTTTAGTTACGTTAACGGGCGCAGCAGTATATTTATTTATATGAGTTATTTCGAAATCATTTAGACTTTCAACATTCTTTATTAATTTTTCATAATTACCACTTTTCATAACATCTTCAAGATATTTTATTCTGCTGTATAGTTCACGTTCTGCAGCAGAAACTCCTGGTGAGTTTCTGTATGTTTGCATATTTGCTTTTTGAATCAAAAGATTGGCTTTTACAGGAACAATCATATCATGAGTTATAACATCCGGATTATTTAAAGATTTTTTTATAGCTGAGATAAATTTTGAATAATACTCATTCATTTCTTCAGGTGTAGCATCGTTAAAATCTATTCGCTCGGGAAAATTAATCTTTTCTATATTTGCTTCTTTGAATAGATTTGTAATATCTTTTTCTAAAACATTAAAGACATTATTATAGTCATTTGCCATGTTTTTAATTGCTTTATAATCAATCGATGAAAGTAAATAAACTGCATTAATTCCGCCTAAAAAATATCCGCCTATCATTCCACCAAGAAAACTTTGAGCTATCGCTTTCATATCTAAAATGCCTTCATTACCTAAAAGTGTTCTCTGTTTAATGTTGCCGTTTTCATCTTGATAACCGACTCCGGTAAGCACATCAACTGTTCTTTCCAATACAATATTATAAACTTCTTCTAACCCTTCAGAAAAACTGTTACCGGCAACACTCATTCCGATTCTTCCGATTGATTTTAAAATGTTTGGCACAGCTACCCTTTTAATGTTTTTGAAAGAATCCAAACCGCTATAACCCATTTTTTCAGTTATAGCAGAAATGTATCCTGTAAACAGAGCATTTTTGAAAGCAGTATCCGAATCATATCCCATAGCTATCAATTCTTCTTGCTTATTTTTCATAGCACCCATTCCCATTAATGCCGTTGTCGGATTATCTAAAGGGTTTAAAAATTTCGCTATTTTGCCAACCGAAATACCATTAACTTTATTTACTGTACTTTTTATGATTTTACTTCCTGTATTAATTTTTATATGAGGTGTTTTATTTACAATTTCATTAGCTTTGTACAGGCCTTTAGCTATTTTAGTTGATTTTGATGACATAGAAACAAGTGTAGAAGTATATTTTACTGCATCACCTGCTTTATCAACAATTTGAGGTAATCCTAAACATGAAGCAATAGCTGCATCACCAAATAATTCTCCAGCCATACCAAAAGTATACTCAGAAATTGTTCTATAAGTCGGATTTACATTCTCAAAAGGTTTATTGTAAAATTTAGCATTTTGCAAATCATACAAATACCCTTTATCAGGCTGATATTCCGCAAAATAATTTTCTCCAAGTACAGAAATATCATTTTCATACATTTCCTTCTCTTCTGCATAATCTTTGGCATAATTCCCCTCTGAATCAATTCCATACGTAAAAAATTTTCGAAGATTAAGACCGGCTTTTTCTCCGCCTTCTAAAAATTTTGCTATAGGAAGCCAAATATAACTTCGTAGTCCCGGGTTTTCTACATTGCCTTCGTTTTTAATTTTTTCAAATTTTTTCAGTCCGATATACGATTCTACATTACTGATTTCCGTATCACGAGGATACTTATTCAAATTTTCTCCATATCTGGACTCCATATACTTATTAACTGCATCGTTGAATTCTTTACCATCGCTGTACCTGTTAGATAACATCATGATATCATTTTTTATATCATCAGGAACTTTTATTGTTTTTTTGTTATTAATTCTATAATAATTATCATTTCCTACTTTCCAAGTATACGGACCTTCTTCAACATCGACATTCTCCCCATAAGTTTTATAAAAATCAGATAGAGATAAACTGCTATATTGTGTCCTCTCAACATAAGGATTCTTACCTATATCCGGATTATTATAATCTACTCTTAATTTTTTCTTATACAATCCGTTAAAATAATCCGCAGCTTTATCTTCATTATCAAAAGTCCCTACATATATACCCTTGGTGTCTTTGTTTCCTCTTGCTATCGATGCAACCTCATTCTGAAGCTCTGACGGAGATAATATTTGACCGTCTGATTGAATAGGAGACATTAAAATAACTTTCCCGTTCAGGTTGTACATAACAGGATGAATGTTAGTTTCAAAATCATAATTATTTTCCCAGCCGGCGCTTGCCAACGCTTTAGGAGTCACATTTGAATTATGCTTTGCAGAATAAGTGCCTTTATTGTATATTGTATCAAGCTCATAAGAAGCATAAGAAACCTCTGAATTAAATGGCAAAATTGGTCTTCCTTCTGCCAAAGCATTTAATCCCTCGCTCACTTGCCACACAGAATACGGTTGGAATCTGTTTGAAGTGCTTTTAGATTTATTGGTTGTTTGATTTTTTGAATTGTTTAATGGCAATATGTTATTATTTTTTCCGTTTTTTTCTTTTGGGTTTTCATAAAAATCGTCTGAACTCTGTGAAGTAGTTTTTTTAATAAGGTTTTCCATATATTGTGGTGTTCCCAGTTTATTTGTATATAATTTAACCTTTTTATCGCTCATAAAATGATTCCTTTCAGTTTATTTATAAGTTATCCGCACATTTGTGCGGATAACTGTTTTATTAATCTAACGTAAGGTTGAGCCCAGGTGGATTATTACCTGGGGAAGAAGTATATGTGTATGAACTCAGATTAGGATTATCCTGGAACTTAACCATTTGCTTATAACGGTTCCAAGCTTCCTGAGGAGTAATACCCAACTCATTTGCAAGCAAATCGAAATTACCAAGCCCCGCAGCCGCAAGCGCACGATCCCAGTTTGTGTTACTTTTCGTCATATTAAGGTTTTCAAGGGTTATATCCTTGTTAAAATCAAACTGACGTTCATTAAAGTCATTACCAAGCATTGATAAATAAAAACTGTTATCTATCTGTTGCTGTCCCTGATTAATCGTTGCATTCTTATACCTTTCATTTGCATAATAATCACGGGTATCTCTTGAAATATCGTATGCCATATTGGCAACCTGATTTTCAAGATTATACTTCTGAGCCTGAGCATTTCCCGTTGCCGCCGCAATTGCCGCATCAATTTCACCGAGAGCCTGATTCCTTGCCATTTCCTGAGAATACAGATTCTGCATATAATTATTTGAAAGCTTCAAGTTAGCAGACTCCGATGCACCCCCGGTAATTCCCTGCGCCGCCAACTGCTGAGGCAGTTTCTTTGACGAATTAAGATAACCGGCATATAACTTTTTCGCAGAATCGTCATATTGCTGATTTATTCCCTGTTTCTGAACTCCGTATGCCGTATTCATAGCCTTAAGCTGTTCATCAATAGCCTTACTTGCGTTAGTACGATAATTATCTGCAAACTGCTGTCCGTTGTAGTCAGGAACATAGCTTTTGGAAAAATTATAAGCATCTCCTGCATTAAGCCCTTCCAATGAATCTGCAAGGTTACTAAATCCGTTAGTTCTTAACCTTTCATAATATTTCTTAGCTTCTGTGCTTGCCCACGCCTTATCACTGTCTGAACCGTTAGTATACACCTGCTTAAGCCATGCAATTTCATTCACATCTTTTTTAGCATCATTACCGCTGTAATTTGATGTAACAGGTGAATAATTTACCTGAGTTGTTTTAGGTGTTGTCACCGGTTTAAAAGTTTGTGTGTCGTTATAAGGTAAATATGTATTATTCAATATATCTCCTCCTATTTACCAAGTATAGTAAGAGCATTTGCAATCATTATTGCCGCATCTGCTCTTGTCAAAGTGTCGTCAGGATGAAAATTCCCTTTGCCGTCACCATTGACAATGCCATAATTTAAAAGCTTGTTTATATGCTTTTCTGCATAATGCCCCTTTATATCCTTAAATTCAGTTTTTGACATTTTCCGCTTCACCTCAATTTTAAATAACTTCCATTCCTCCCAGTCGTTTGCACTCATCGTTCCGGGACAAACTTTTCTTGATGCATCATAGTGACGAACTATATTCTCAAAAGGAATATTTAATTGTTCAGCCGTTTTAACAACCTCGTCAACTAAAAACTCTATTGCTTTTTGACGATTTGAACCTTCGTTAATACAAAGCTCGAACCCGATTGAATTTTTGTTTGTGATGCCAAATTTCCCCTGACCGTCACCGCAGTGCCAGGTGTAAAACTTTGTATAATCGTTAACCCACAGAGCACCATTTTCATCAACGAAGCAATCTGCAGAAGAGCCTCTGTACTCATTATTAAAATAATTAAAGTGAGCTTTTGCATCCGCTCCCTTCCCTGGATTGCCTGTATCGTGAATAACAATATAACGAATCTTGTTTTCGCACCTGGTACTTATATTACAATTAATCTGCATATTTTGTCTCCTTCAGCTCTTCAACAAGCTTTTTAACTTCAAGATACTTTTTATCTTCCGCAAGAGCACAAATCTTTTCAAGGTTTTCTGTGTCACCCATTCTGTTTAAGTATGTAATCTCTTCATAGCAGGCAACAATGAACTTTTCTGCATTATCAAGCTTGTCCCCGGAGATTTCATTTCTCAGGCTTCTCAGCGCAACCGATAAATCGGCATCCTCTTTTTTACCAAACTCCAAAACTCTTTTAATAACTTCAAACATTTTTCATACCTCCATAATTTAATTTTTATTTTCTTTATCTGTTAAAAGGTCAATGGCCTTTTTAATCATATCGGGCATTTTAACACCCATCAAACCGCCGTTTTCCACAATTGAAATGCTTTCGTTGATTATAAACGCAACACATACCGCATCACGAAGATAATTAAATCCAAGCTCCATATCAAAACGATGAGCCATAACAACAATCAAAAGCATCATGGCCTTTTTACAAAGACCTTTAAAGCTAATCTTGCTGTTTAATGCTCCGCTTTCACTCTTTGGGCTTTTCTTGAACACACCTGCCACAAAAAGTCCCGACAAATAATCAATTCCCATAAATATAAGAAGTGTAGTCATAGAATGTGTCCACCCTCCGAAAAATGATGTTACAATCCCGCTCATAGCTCCAATTGCGCTGCAAAGTGCCGCTTTTACCGAATTAATATTATTCATCTTCTCCCTCACTTTCATCAATATTTTTAATATCATATTCTTTCCTTGATGTCATTAGCAATTTCTTTAACTTCTTCCAGTGTATTGACATTTGCTAATCTATCAATAAGTTCCTCTATAATTGTTTTATCATCTTCTGGTGGAATAAGCTTGGCAAGTTCTTCTTCAGCTTCTATAGTGGCTTTAATTTCTTCAGGGGTCTTGTCTCTAATAATACCATTATCCCATATTTTCATTAGTTAACTCTCCTTCCATAAACAGTTATAGTGCTTGCTGGTGAAATTCCTGCAAATTTCATATATATACTTTCTGCATAATCCACAGCAAACGCTATTTGTGATGTATATATAGGGCAATTCGTTGCAGTACTGGAATTTCTGCTCCGCATTCCAAGCCAAAAACCATTACTCATTCTTTCGGACTTTAATATGATTGTGTCACCGCCACTATCAGGTTTGAAATAATGAAAGTAGGTACTATTTGAATCTGTTGTACCGACTCTCCAATAACTGGTTGTATTTGGAGTAGCAGCACACATAAGCCTTACAACTATTGCATCAAGTTTAAATGTATCCCCATTACTGTCTACATTGAAAGTGAACTCTGTCACTTCACTATCCTCAACCCTGATAGTTTGAATTAATTCATACTTAGGGTCGCCCTCTACGATAGCGCTATTCATTTCTTCTTTAGTTGGATAATTAACTGCATTTTTCGTAAGATAGACTATGGTGTTAACATATTTATCTATTTGGGATACATCCACATCTGCAATTAGTTCCACCCCATATAAACCTAATCGAACTACTTTATTTGCAACAAGACTCTCTTTGAATTCGGTATATGAACTATATGGTACAGAAGCATCAGGATATATATTGACTACTCTTATGAAAACAGTGTCCGCTTGACCAGTGAAATACATCAAGTCGCCAACACTTATAGAATTTTCTAAATTACTATCTAAAAGTCGTATCACACTTACTTCCATAGGCATACCATTAATAAACGAAAATTGCGAAAATGTAATATAAGAGTTACTTGCAATCGTCTCATCAGCTATCCTCTGCAAATCTGTATAATTGTTGTCTGTATGAACATAATTTGCATCCTGAACAAAATTACTGTCGTTTAAAAGGTCGCTTGTTTTTGTCGGAAGAGCATCCTTCTTTGTTTCAAGCAGACTAAATGCATGATACCCAACAATAAGCCCATCGTCAGAATACCTTTCCATATCAGCGAGGAATTTTTCATTACTTTCAAACTCATATATGCTTGGATTAATGCTTGCATATACGCTCTTAACCAATAAATGTGGAACATTAGGGTCTTTTATCACAATGATTTGATTAGGCTTTGGTTGCACATTGCCAGGTAAGTACTCGTGACCGTTAAAATATTCTACAAACTCTTCATAATTATTAAAAGCAACAATTTGGCTCGCATTATTAGAATTTCGATTCGCTGCCGCCACCTTATTCTTTTCAGCCGAATCATAATTGTTATCCGTGTGAACATAATTTGAGTCTTGAACAAAATTACCATCATTGTTAAGCTCACTAAGTTTGGTTGGCACACTAACATCAACGCTCTTATTGCTAACACTTAAACCACTGCCATTCACCTTAACCGATTCAATCACATTCACCTGTGCTCCGCCTTCAATTTTTGTAAGCTTGTTTTTTTCATCTGTAGTATAATTGTTATCCGTATGTACATAATTTGCATCCTGAACAAAATTACCGCCTTTAAGCTTATTAATCAACCCGTTTAATTTAGCAGCAACAATTTTAGGGAACGCATCAAAAATCTTTTTATTGTCAGATGCACTCTCCTGAAGCACATTATCCGCTCCGCTTACAGAACACTCACTGTAGTCCGTGTCACTAACACTTAACGCATCATAATCAGAGCCTTCAAAACCTTTTAAATTAATATCATCAGCCTTTTTCCTTGCCAAAACTACCATCCTTTCTATGATTTTTTATAATTACCGAAAACATATCTCTTTTCTATCCCGATAATGCCGAAACCTTCGCTCAATCTGTTATTGCGGACCATAAACTGTAATGTGGAATATTTCTTAACCTTTGAATTAAAGGGAACAATCTCGGCAGCCTTACTGCTTCTGAAATCGAAGGTCTCAAAATATATCTTTTCAAAATCAAAATATCCAAATCGGTAACTCTTTATCTCACGGCTTGCATCTCTGTCTTTAATAACCGACACAGTTACCGAAGATTGCTCATAAGGCTTTAACATTATTCCGCAACCACGTTTAACCATAGTTTTTAACGTCATAAACGTTGAATCATCATCAGCAACAGTAAGAAAATATGCATCTATCCCTTTTTCGCCCGTCGTTGTGGTATCGTTAAAATATCCGGGAGTTTCTTCTTTTTTTTTGAGCCGTCTTAATTTACCGTCCCCTAAGAAGAATAAATCGCCGTTAAATTCACAAAAACACTGTGCCTCAATATCGGTCCATAACATGCACTCAAAAACATAGCTTTGAGAAGAATTGACGTAATTCTTAAAATTCTTCTGCATAACATATATTTTGCCGTTACCATTTGAACACAGAATATAATTTTTGTATTCAAATAAATGTCCGGTACTTAAATCTTCTTTGGTAAGCATAGGATCTAAAAAGTAGCTCCTGTTTTTAAGACATGTTTCGGAATTGATATTCTCAACAGTAAGACCGAAAACACCCTGTTTTGTTAGCACCAAAGGTTCATCGTCAGCCATGCAAAAACCCGTCTTTGACACAGCTCCAATTCCCGATATACCGCTTTTGACCGTAAAAAGAGCATTACCGTCAGAATCAATCGACCCCTGCATAATAAATAGCGTGGGGCTTACTTTGTTACTCTCTTTATGAACAACCAGGTAATTCTTATAATTTGAAAATCCGAGAACTGCAGTATCGTTTGAACCCACAACGCAGTAATTCATATCAGAAAAATAAAATTTGTTATTGAACTCCGAATACCATACATAATTTTTATAAGAATCGTTCCCTGAAAGCCACACTCGGTCCCCATCACTTATGCCAAATGTTGTCATAATATCGCAAGCCTTAAGCTTGTCCTCATAATCCTCACCCGTCGCTGCATAAAAAGTAATCCTCAAATTGTCAATAGTATTACCGCCTTCGCAGTTATCAGGACGTTCGGCAGATGAACCATCAGTAAAAACAAAATGTGAAGAATTGTGCATAGCAATTCTTAAATATGATCGGTCACCTTCATCCATAAGAGAAATCCCCATTTGTTCAACCAATGTTCCGGAACCGTTACGGCTTTTTTCCTTGTCAACTGTTTTCCACGTTCCGCCGATAAGTAACTCTATAGCGTAATCCTGCCCTGCTTCTGCCTTTGAATCAAGATATATTTTTGAATAATTCATATATTGTTCAACAAAAGAATGCTGATTATTACAAAAATCAGTCAACGCAAAAGAATTTGTTCTCTTTCTTGTCAGCATATTAATATCTTCAAAAGTATTTCCCGGATCAATGTACTTAATTTCATTTTCGCCGTTATCCGTCGGGTCAACCGTGTGATAATTTCTTCCCACAACAGTAGTAGGCACATATGCCTCATCATATAAATTTCTCAGTTTCTCCCCATCATAGAAATAAAATCCGTCATTGTCCGAATCAGATTTAAACTTAATTAAGAATCCGTCATTAATATTCTTTATTGAAACATTCCCCGATGGCTTTATCTCCTGATTGCCGTAAGTTTTGGAGAAAACACCATTATTCATAGAATTAATATCTTCCTCACTGAAGATTAAAAGCCCGTTGTACGACCCGATTACTGCTATGTATTCCTTCCCCTTTATCTTTCCTGAAGCCATACAGCATTTACCAAAATAATCCGGGCAATACAGCTGATACCACCCCGGCCTTTTATCAGGATAGCCGTTATCGTCAATAATCAGATTCTGTGCATAAGGGAATCTTGTTTTTGATATAACCTCATCATCGGAGTTAAAATCAACGCCCGTAAACCCTGTGTAACGGGTAGTGTGAACAGTTTTCCCCTGAGGTACATTAAACTGCGCCAATTACAGCCACCCCCTCACATCTTTAAAACCGCTTCCTGAACCGTCAGTAGTGTATGTGTTTTCTGAAAGAGCAATCGATTGCTTCATCTGTTCAAACATATTAAGATACTGAATGGCAATTGAAACATCATCTTCCATATAAAGCCTCGATGCCGCAAAATAGCATACCGCATCAATTACAATATCCTCAATGTCAACTACTTCTTCAGATGGTGTGTCTTCACTTGCCTTAAAGCCTGCACTCTTATAAAAAATGCGATACTTTACATCTTTTCTGTGAGGAACAAAAATGTCTGACGGATATATGTCATATTCCTCGGTTTTTTCGGGAATGCTCTCATATTTCTCGTCTTCCACCTTTTCATAAACAAAAACCTCGTCACCTAAAACAGAAATAAAATTATCTTTGCAAAGCTCTTTTAAATTGTATTCCTTAATGTCCTCATCATCGGCAATCTCAATATCAATAAACCGTCTTAAGGGTTTTACATAAGAGTAAATGTTTCGTAAGCCGCAGTTAAAACTGTCCGCCATATTAATGGTGTATTCCTTATTGGAGCTGTCATTTGGTGAAATTTTAGCACCGCCCGTGTTGTTGGAAAACATCAAACCAAGTATTTCATTTTGAATATCTCCCCACTTTCTCCCCATATAAGCCCTCCTTTCTACAAAAGAACAAGGCTTGTCAACCAAATTGTCAAGCCTTGTCCTCCTTTACTATTTTAAGATTTTATTTTAATTCAGTACCTGTTTTCGCACCCATAAGCAGGAAAGGTCTCCAGTTATTAAAGCCTGCAGCAAAACGGCTTCTTCCCTTAAAGATGTTGTTGTCGTTGTTTTCATCGATGTAGCTCTTAACAGTAAGAGGTACTCTGTCAACCCAAACAGCACCGCCCGCACGCTTGTTATACTTACTGTCACATAAAATAAATGGCGCAGGGTTGTCCTCGGTTACTAAATTGTTAAGATAATTCCACACAATCACGTTCCATCTGCCGAACTGATAGTTAAATCCGTTGTTTGCAGTGCCGGGGTCTTTATCCGCTCCGATAATTGCAAAAATAGTCTTTTTAAGGCTGTGAATATTAGGAATAATAATGGTGTCTGCAGTAAGAGAAAGAACATAACCGTTATCATCCTTAAAATTACTCATAGCAGTTTCGCCTGCTGCCAAAGAGTCGTATGCCTTATCAACAGAAATATTGCCGTCGCCGTCAAAAATACCATTAGAGAAAATATTTGACTGCGCTTTACCCTTGCCCTTAGCTCCGTGAGTAGCTGAAAACAGTGCAGAGCCATCAGCGCAGGCTGTATTAATATTGTGACCCATAAAGTTGCCTGATGTGGATGTAGCATTTGCAAAAAGGGCAGCTGCATACATTTCCTTAGTTCTCGTGTACGACTGAGCAAAGCCTAAAGCGTTTGACTTAATATCAAGCATTTTGTTGTCTTCAATCATTTCCTGAGTAATAGTTAAAGACTGTTTCCATGTGTAAGGTTCAATTACCTTTGAAAAACCTTCGCTAACATCACCCGATGGATAAGCGCCACCTTCACCGACAATTTCAAAATTCTCAAGGCTTGTTTTTGATGTGAATTTCTCTGCAAAATTATTCGACTTTGTCTCCATAAACAAATGCGGAATTGCACTAACCTTTTCAGCAGCTTCAATATCCTTTTCAAGCATTAATCTGATAGGCTCCTGACTCTTTCCGAAAAAAGAATCATTAACGCCCGATGCTTTTTCAAATCTCATATGTACTAACCTCCGTTTACCAATTTTTCATACTTATTTCTCCATAATTAGAATCTCACTTTAACGATTCCGCCCTTTGCAGAATCTACAATTGCAACAATCTCTGCACTACCGCCTGTTGTTGCTGTAACACCCATACCATCAGCTGATAAGGCCACTTTATCCCCGATTTCCAAAGCAGAGCCATCAGCTGTTAATTCAGTTTCGAAAACCATATCTTTATAAACACGGTGCGCTAAAATCTCACCACCTGAAACACCGACCCCGCTTCCTGCGCAAATATACGCAGGCGCAACATTTCCGGTAGCCACAGCGCCTTTTTCTGTAAGCGCAATCCCCGGTTTATATGTAGTCTCTGCAACCATAGGGATTAAAACTCCCGAAGGTGTTCCGTAATTATCTTTATAAGCTAATTTAAACATTCTTCATTCTTCCTTTCTTAATTTGAATCTCTATCCAGTGCCGCACTATAATCCTTGTAAATTTCCTCATCAGTAATTCCCGGATTAAATTCACGGTATAAATTGGCAACATCATTGGGCACAACAATACCGCTCCCTGCACCGCCTTTGTTACCTGCAAGATGTGATTTTGAGTTAACATTGTTAACTGTAGCCTGTCTTACGCTTTCGCTTTTCGCAGAACTTAATTTTTCAAAATTCACAAGCTTGAAAGCATCGACCAAAGAATATCCGCGTCTTACCAAATCGTCAAATTCATTAAACTGCGGCATGGCCTTAATATCATCAACACTTGTAATGCTACTGTCAAGCTTTTTAATCTCATCCATTTGAGCATCAAAAAACTTCTTTGACTGAGCAATTTTATTTTCTTCTGCAATTCTTTTTGCTTCGATAATATCCGGATTATTACGAAGTGCATCCTCTAAAAGCGGCTTAAAGGAATCAGCAGACATACCTGTCTCCTCTTCAAATTTTGTGAAAACAGAATTTCTCTCTTCAGCATCAATTGCTTTCTCAAGCTCATCAAAGCTCTTAAAACCTCGTCTTGATGCAAGTTTATTCATTCTGTTTAAAAGTGCATCTCTTTCTCCCTCAGCCTGCCGTCTTGCAGCTGCAAAGCGTGCATTATCTTCATCACTCTGCTTTTGTGACTCGGCGACTGTCACAACGTTTTCGCCTTCATTTTCAAAATTGCCCTCTTTTTCAGGTTCAGCGACCTCCTGAATTTTTTCGCTTAAATTTTCATTTTCAAACATAATAAAATCCTTTCATTTTTGAATTTTTGCGCTTTTTCTGCGATATTTTCTCCGAAACTTAACGTCTCTTAAGTGAATACGAATCATAAATCAAACAAAAGCGGAGCTTTTGAACGATAACTTTTCACTCTTCACTATTCACTCTTCACTGAATAAGGTAGTAGACCTTATTTCTTCTTGCCTGTTCTGAGGTCAGAACCGGTCTTTACTGTGGGAGCCTTGCCTTCAGACTTAGAAATAGGAGCTTTTACAAAAGCTGTTCCTTCGCCTGAATACTTCCCTGCATATGTAGGTCTGTTTTTCATACTTATCCCTCCTTCCTCGTCGAAACTCATCAATCATAATATGCGTTAGCACAATTCATGAGCCGTAAGGCTCAATTCATGGAATCTTTGATTTCAATTCATGCCGGAGGCAATTCATTATTCACCAAATCCGCCTGCGCAGGTTCATCTCCACCGGCAATGAAATTTCTTGCACCCTGCAGTGCATTTACAAGTTGAGCATTACTGCCCGAAAGTCTTTCAATTTCGCCCTGCATCTGCTGCATCTGTGCCTGTGTCTGCAGTCTTGATTCAAACTGTTGTTTCATCATAGCACTTGACGGATAGTGTAGTGTTTCCATCATGGTCCAGAATGTAAGAAGAGTTTCCATCTGATTCGGATCTCCAAATGCACCCTGCTGTAAATTCATTCTCATTTCCTGCCACATGGCTTCTCTGTTTGACGCAAGGCTTCCCGATGTGTCGACACTGAATAAAAAGTCAACATCGTAGTACCAAACCCCGGCATTGTCCTGCCTTAAAAAGTCATATTTTGAAAACTCTTCGAAAAGAGGCTTGTTTTTATCATCCATACTTCTTACAGGCCTTGGTTCATCAGCAAATGCTATTAAAAATTTACTCATTACCTCATAAAGGTCGCTAAAGCAAGCTTTCTTCATAACTTTTTTCGATTCAAGTCTTCCTGCAGACTGCTGAACCGCAACCTGCTTTGCGGTACCTGATGTTGCCGTAGAATCCTTCCGTCCCTGGAATGAATCGGTAATACCCAATATCTGCCTTGCCCTCTGATACTGGTCCTCAATCATCGACATATTTTTTGAAATATCACATTGAATATTTATAACATCGAGCATCGACTTTTCCTGAGGATTGTCCAGCTCAATAACCTTTAAGTTATCGTTATCCTTACGAATGTTCTTGCCCTTTGGTTTTAGAAAATAGCTTCCGCCCGTAAGAAGCTTTTCAAGATTATCAGTCTCAAGCTTCTTTATGGTTTCCTGCATATCTTCAATAACAGAAATATCACTGGTACCCAAAAAAGCACCAAAGGAAGAAACATTGCGCCTTAACACCACAGGGTAAATATCCGGTTTGTAGTAGGGAACAATTGTTCCTGCAGGAATTCTCACCTGACCGTTATCATCCAAAACATCGTAAACAAGAGTCTCTTCACTAAGTTCTTCTTTCCTGAACTTCTTTGAAGAGCAAACCTTGCATTCATCCTCCCAACCAACAGCACCGCATTTTTCGCACTTTCTTACGATTCTGCTCTGATAGTCCTCCAAATCCTCAAGAACAATGTCGTTAACCCAACTGAATTTACCTATACCGCCTTTTTCGTTACGGTAGTAAGCAATAATCTGTGTAACCTTTTCATCGGAATACTCAGGGTTAAAGCTCCTTGCCTCAGGCGTTTCCTCAGTTTCATCGGCAACATTAATTTTGTACCGTTGCCATATATAGCCTTTTGTCTGAGATAGCACAATGAACAGATAATCCATTTCGCTTATTTCATAAACACCGGGCTGTGGTATAAACTGCTTAGGATGCAAAACACGAACCTCAAGCTCGCCCACAGTATCGTGTGTGCGTTCAAAATTGTTCCATTCAACCCAAAAAAGTGCAGCACCCGCTGAAGGACTAATTCGCTCTACAAGGTCGTTCATGCGTTCAAAAGGAAGTCTGTCAATTTCATTTCGGAGCTTGTTTTCGATCTTACGGGCGTTCTCAACATTTTCCTGTTTCTGCGCCGTAACCTTTGGAAGAGGAATATTGCTGTCAACCTGCGCCTCAATTAATTCATAACAAATGTTACGGACAGTTTTAGCTTTTTCTTTGGCATACCCTTCACCGCTTTTTATCTTTTTTGTGCCCGATAATAACTCTTCATACCGCTCCAGTTTTTCTAAAACAGGGCCATACTGATTTTTAGCTTCACGATACCGTTCCTGCCAATCCCACAGTTCATTCATACTTTTTTCATTCAATCAACAACTCACTCCAATCTCCAAATTAGCTAAATTAAATTCGCTATTAGCGTGCGTAGCACATTTAGCTGCCATAGGCAATTTAGCTGAACTTGTTCAATTCAGCTTGCCGCAAGGCAAATTTAGCTTATTTCAACTCTCGTTGAAATCAAAAAGGGTTCCCCCATCTTTCAATCATAAGTTTCCTTTCATCATCACTTGCGCTGTAGTAGTCTTCATACTGATCATCCTCCCACACAGCTTTTTTAACAACTTTTTGACTTTCCACCCGGCAGCTCATCTGATCTCTTGAATAATGAGCAATCGCAAGAGCCATAATGCAGTCATCATGTGCGCCATTTTGAGCCTCAGGCCGTCCCTTTTCATTTCTGACAAATGTCAGCATTTCGTCTAAAGTATCGTAATCACAAACCAAATGCGGCGTTTCACGAACAATTCCTACCAATGCCGCTATAATTATCGGGCGCGTCACCGATGTAGTCTTAAAACCAAAGGATTCTGTAGGCTTATATGTATATTTATCCTCAACCGTTCGCGCAAACTGTTTAGGATATTTAAGCCGCTCCAGCTCCTTAATCGGATGGGTAGTATAATTTGCCTCAATGCTGATTAATGCAGTATTAAAATACTTACCCAGGCAATACATTTGACGGGCATATAAATCCTCGTCAAATTCGTGCCTTAAAACCGCAACCTGATTGCCTGTAACATTATCAATTACCTGCCCCACAAAGAAGTCTGACCCCTCACCGGCAGTATCACCGCCGATAACATACGGGTACCCTTTCTTTACATCCTCGTAAATCTTTATATAACCGTTTTCGTCCTCAACAAACTTAATATTTGTTATGCTAAGTCCGTCATAATCGTATGTAAAATAGCCTAATTTTACAGGCTTAATATTTTTATTAATCCGCTCCTGCACATTTGAGGCATTAAATACCGTTTTACCATATACGCCCCATTGTCCCAGGCAGTAAACCGAGTAATAATAAAAATCCGTATCCTTAAAGCTCTCTAAGGTTTCAATATCCTCTTTCTGCAAAAATCGATTGTCTTTGTAAGTTGTCTTTAAAACCTTGCAATTTCGCTCCTTGCGGTCGAAAAATCTTTTTTTAAGCCAGTGGTTTGCATTTATCGGGTTAAAAGATAAAACAATCTGCTTCTTAGCCTTACCGCCTCGAAGTCTTATAATAAGCTGATTTAAGTCTCCTTCCTCAGCTTCCGTCGCTTCTTCAAGCCATACATCGGTAAGCTCACCCTTTTCAAATGTCACAGACTTTAACTTTTCAACATTGTCAAGGCCTTTAAAAATAACCGAGTTTCGGTTTAAAGTGCAAACAATGCTCATGTTTGAAGCATTAATCTTAAAAAACCGATTTAACCCCCAGTTTGAAATTACCTGCTTAAAAAGTGCAAAGGTCGAATCACGGTTGGTGTCCGCAACAGCACGAACCGCCATTAAGTTGCACATCTCATTCTTTAGCAGCTTGTAAACGTAGCGCTGAACGATAAAATAACTCTTACCGCTTCCGCCACCGCCATAAAAAACAAGAATTTTAGTCTCGTCTTCTAAAAACGGCAAATAAACCTCGTTAAATAACTCCCGTTTGAAAGTTATGGAAATGTTTCTCAATCGTCACTCAGCCCAATCTGAATGTTAACATTTTCCGTAGATTCACCTTTGGCAATTCTCATCTTGTCATAGTAAATTCCCATAGTCCTTGCAAGTTCACCGGGAGAAATAATTTTAAGCGCCTCAAGCTTTTTTATCAGAGCAGTCTTTTTCTTTTCGTCCAGTTCCTCATCATCAGTGTCCGCAATCTCGTCAATGAGTAAATCAAGCTCCGATTCTCTGTTTAAAGCTCTGTCAAGCCTTCTGCCAAGTAATTTTGTAGTCTTTGAAACAATATCCTCAGCGATCTCGGCAAATTCTCTTTTATTTTCGTCGAGAAGTTTTGCGAACTTCGGTTTTGTTTTATTTCTTATAATTATGCCCTTAACGGTATTAACGGGCATTCGCATCTCGTTCGCAGTCTCTAAGTAGCTTCCCGTGCGGGAAAAAGACACAAAAATCTTAATTATATCCGCTTCACTCGTTTTTTTACCACGCAAAACAATCTCACCTCGTTTCAAACATCGTCTCCGCCACCCATCCGTACCAAGCTGTACACAAAAACTCCGATACCCCACACCTCGGTCTCGGAACTAAAATAACATACACCTATACTGACATTCAATGACATTGCCACATTTTCTTAAAAAATTTTTTCGTAAATTCCAAAAGCAACAAATCCTATTGATATCAAAACTGATGTTCAATCATTCGTCACTCTTATCTCCGCCGACACATTGGAGTACAGAAAAAATAAAATAAAATTAAACCGTCAGGACTTCTCCTGACGGTTCTTATTTTTTTGCATATTCTCCAAAGCCTGAATACCTTTCTTCACATTACGGTAGCAGGTCCGTTCATCCACATCAAACAATTCTGCCATCTTGCTGTAAGTCTCACAGAAAATAAATCGGGTAAGCAAATATTTCCGCCACACAGTATGAGGCAGATTCATAATAAGATTTTCACATCTTGACCTTAAAACCTTAAGCTCGTGAATTTCTTTTTTTATCTTTTCACTTTTTTTCGGCGCGTTTTCTAAAACCGCCAACTCGTCCTTTGCAAGTCTGCACCTCTCCAGTTGAATTTTCACAGTTTCCACAATATCACTCCATTATTTTAAATTCGCATTTTGAAACCGCCCGCACTTTTTTGTCATTAAGTTATGATGTCATACGAGCCTTGAAGTCGGCGACAGCCGACTGTACTTTCTTCTATATAATGGATAACTATATCCGCTCCCGTTTTCGCATATTAAAAGTTATATAAAAACCTCCGTTAACTTCGTTTTCAATAATTACCGGCGCATCAATAATCTCGTAATCCGGATAAAGCTTATTAATATATGTAAAATCTCCTACCTCACTCATAAATGCTAAGTCCCTGTGCCAGAGACGTTCCTGCCTTTCAACCACAGCAGGCTTTTTAAGGTTTTTCGATGTATTAAATCTCTTGAAAAACAATTTTTGCTTTGTCATATAATGGCTAAGCCCTTCAATACCGTTATCCCCAAAACGAAGTCTTTTAGTGTTTGCAAATCCCTTGTCCCATAAAAACTCTATAATCTCTCGAAGAGATGTTTCGTCCTCTTTTAAACCATGCCTTTTGCAAAACTTCTGAAGATACTGCTTGTCCACAGAAATAGAATTTAAAATCAAGTGATGATGCACTCTTTTGCTTTTTTCACCTTTTTCGCAAACCCATATGTATTTTAATTCCATAGAGCTTTCCTTATATATAACCTTCAGCTTTCTTAAAAACTTCTGAACATCCTTAAGCGCCACCGATTCATCTGTCGGAAGATTTTCATCATTATATGTAAGATGCAGCGCAATGTCTCTCTCGGTAAAATTAGCATGAGCAAGACGGGTAAGCCTTTTGGCAGAGTTCCTCTCATTAAGTCTTGCCTGGACTTCACTTGTCGCTTTCGCCCGTCTTCGGCGCTGACTCTGCTTAGCAAAAACAGGATATACGACCAAATCCGCATACCCTCCTGCAATATTCATCTGTTCACGATAAACTCTACGCACTCCTTAAAACTCTCCTTATCTTCATCTCATACCACAAGAGTACTTCCTCGCTTCGCTCAGGGCGCCTTTAATGCACTTTAGTGCAATTCATGAGCCACAAGGCTCAATTCATGAAATCGCAGATTTCAATTCACGCCGATAGGCAATTCATCGATTTCAACTTCCGTTGAAATCAAGCCACGCCCCTCTTACTTCCCTTTTATACAAAGGACACCCTTTAATCCGAAAACTATCAACATACCGTCCGTTCTCCTGCTTAACTTTAATAGGCTCTGCATCCCAACCTTCAACCGGTACAAGCTCACGACTCCATGAACATCCACCGTTGCAAGCCTTATCACAGCTCCAGCACAGCTGCTCTTTTTTATTTAAATAAACCGGTCCATCTTTCCCCCTGCTTTTATGCCGGTCCTCGTACCCAAACTTAAACCGGCAAAGCTGAGAACAAAACCTCTTACTTCTCCCGGCAATAATCTTACCGCATACCACACATTTTTTCATCTCTTATATCTCCGCCATGCTTTTTCAAAAGCTTTCTTCTTTTGCCTGGTATCATTCCAGTTCCTGTTTTTCCACATCCAATAGATATAAAATAACTTATACATCATCTTCCCTCCGCTTCAGGTGGTTCCGGCAACGGTCTCCAAAACTTAACTACAGGATTACTCCATCTCGGATATGCTTCAATCCACCAATCACCGTCATCAATATATTCCGCTGTCATTACCGCATCTTCAAATGTAATATTCTTATACTTCCCATCAACAACCACCAGAACAGCTTCATCAGCTTCAGGAAAAACATCTTTTGCATTAAACCACCCGTCACTTGTCCCGGTATACTTTTCCTCAAGCCTATCAGCTCTCAATATTGCCTCATCGCGCGTTTTTAACAACACTTCAATCGAACCAGGATGAAACCCGATATCCTCATAATCCTTAAGCTTGCAAATGCAAGAATATAATTTATCATCAAGCTTCGTCATGTCAACTCCCTCAACACCAAAGCTCCCATCCTCATTATGAAACGTAAGTCTCCCATCCAACAACGGCATAACCTCACTCTCCTCCATTCATTTCCTTTTCAGCTTCGTTCAAAGCATTCTTAACCACCACAGGATAAATACTCTTATCCATAAGAATCGCTTTTACCTTTTCCCGATACTCTTTTATTGCTTCAATCTCAATGTTTCTTTTGAATTGGTCATAATCTTCAAGTGTTTCTGTTAAAACCGTTGCATTACCTCTTACTGTCCAAATCTTGCAATCTGAAATAAGGGTTGACTTACCTTTTAAACTCTCAATCTCTGCTCGCTTATTTTCTAAGGCGTTTTCAAGGATTTTTATTGTATTTGCTTGGGTTTCTATCTTTAGACTGCTTTCTTCATTTTCTGCCTTTTGGCGGTTGATTAGGTCAAGAGCAATTACTTGAATTTCACACATACAGCCAAAAGAACCTCGTTTCCATTCTTTCGGCTCGTAAGGACATTCGTGACATTTAAGCTCTGCACAACACTTCAAAGCCTTAATAATCTGTTCATCTGTCATTTAATCACCGCCTTAATGTAAAAATACCCATTTCCAAAACGGAGATAAATCACTATTTACAACCGCATTGAAAATCCAATATGAAATAACAAAAGCCAAAACGCAAAAGGCAATTACTCCTATAATATACAATACTGTTTTCACTTCTCCCCACCTCTTTCTTTTGGTGTGCGTATATTTTCTCCAAAATCTTTTTCGAATTCATCAATAAGAAAGTTTATAAATTTCTGTTGTGCCTTAAGTTTTGCCTCGATTTTGAAATATCTATCACATTCTTTGTCTATAAGTTTTATTCTGTAGTTTTTAATAAATAAAAGAATAAATTTCTTTAACAATTCAGCCATTATGTATCTCTCCTTTGAATTGCGATTTTATTGACAAATTAGTTTAGAAATAAGTCTTTCGTCACTTCTATGTATGCATTGTAGCAAGGATAGAATGTTGTCGTTCCTGATTGTTTGCTACACCACGCATCAATATAGTCTTGAAGTTCATTTAGACCGTCTATATTTTCATAAGCGTCTTCGTGTAATTCTTCACAAGCACTTTCAACTACGCTTCCTGCATCAATTTCAATTCTTGTTTCCTCACAATTCCAAAGAACTTTCGGGACTTCATTTTCAAAATACTCATCAAAGTTTTTACAACAATGTTTCCCTTCTTGGTATAGCTCCCAATAGTACTCTACAAACTCATCTTCGTCTGAAAAATATCTGTCGCTTTTCTCGTCATAAACATATGTAGAGGCAGACTCCCAACCAATCTTTTTCGCTTTATCAATAGTTTCTTGATATTTTATTCTTTTTTTATTGGCTTCGTTTTCTTTGTATTGTTCGCAATCGCATTTATTGATATATTCTCTACTGATTGGCTTTCCGCAAAATTCACAAAGTCTTATTACTCCGTTGTAACAGTTAGGACAAAGGCTTAATGACTGATGGTTATAAGGGAACTGTTTCTTCTTTGCGATTTCTGAAGTATCGCCTTTGATGCCATATACATTATCTCTTTTTACAACTCCCGTTCCATTACAAACAGGACAGATTGCTTCGTTTTCCGTCAAATCTTTTTCTAATGTACCTGAGAACATTTTTGTTAAATCAATGCTTATATGTTCCATATTCTTACTCCTTTTCTTGATAAAATCGTTCTTTCATTGTTCTTTTGGTGTGCGTGTGTTCCATTTTTCGATAATGTAATCCAATAATGCCGCTTCTGAGGGTTCATCTAATGTGTTCATATCTGCCGACATCATTGCACCGCATCCCATACATACAACTGCTTTTATTTGTGGTTTCATAAATTTCACATGTTGAAATTGAATACTCTCCATATCTCTCCCACAAAACGGACAAGGTAACAATTCAGCCATTATGTATCTCTCCTTTCAAAAGTGTATTTCAAATTAGAAAAACTCTCATAAAATGCTATACCATAAGTTGAGTTATACTTTTATGTGTCTTTCCTTTCTCCACTCGGACAATAACTGTCAACATCCGTTACCCTATTTTTCAAATTGCAATAACACGCTATTTCTTCTTCTCCGTCTTTTGAAAGTGAATGTATACTTACATCACCGTGTTTGCATTTTTGACAACGCACGACTTCCACAACATCGGCTGCGGGTGTGTTCTCTATAATACTTGCTATTTGTTCCCACAATTCAGATGAACAAATTATATTGCCATTATGGTCTTTAACCGCGTTTTCTCGCATTTGTCTTGCATATTCCTTATAATCAAATTCAGCCATCACTCCTCACCGTCTTTCAACTTTTCAATACCCCTTGATATTCCATAGTCTGCTAATTCGGTGCATAATTTCACCGCACATTTTCGACATAAGCAAATAGCAGTATTTTGATATTTCTTTATAAACATAGCTTTCTGCTTAACAGCATATCCGCAATCGGAACAAAGCATATAATTATCTCGTTCTTTCATTCCTTAGACCGCCTTTCTTATACTCCAACGCTCTATTACCGCTAAAGGAATAAAATGTTCTCTTACAAACTCTTTATTGTTGCGTTTATATCTTCGCTGAATGTATAAATGATTTGGTTTTGTAGACAAAATTCCTGCATACACAACACTGCACCATTTTGTCTTTATCCCATCCTTGCTTCTTGTTTCAAGTATCATTCCCGAACCCCGCCTTTCTCGGTTGGGTGGTCGAGCCAATCAAGAGCCTGACCGCATTTTTCACAATAGTTTGGGGGAATTTCACCATAAACATATATATCGTCCTCATCTGTGCCTAAATCTTCTTTGCAAGAAGGACATTTGAAATAGTGTTTATCATACGGAATAGGACTTAATTTATTCGCTTTGTACAACGCTTTAACTGCGGTTTCTGTGTGTTCTTTGTTAATGGGGTAGCCGTGTTCGTCAAGCAATCTTCCGTTAAAATATTCGATTGCTTTTTCAACTGCACTCTTTTGAATTTTTCTTATAAATCTTTCAACGGTGTTTTCTTTCATTTCCCCTCATCTTCCTTTCTCAAATCCATACCACACATAGGGCAAAAATTTATGTTTACTCTCTCGCACATACCGCCTTCATATATATCATCAAAATATCTTAACCCTTGCCCATCGCAATCTATATGTCCTATTATTTCGTATCCGTCTTTATCTTCTCCTACGGTAAAGGTCAAAATATCCTGATGTGGTGTTCTACAATATTTACAACCTTTCATTCTTTTCATCTTCCTTCCTCACAAGATTTCTTCAATCTCAACAACTACTTTTTCAACTTCTCCGTAAACCTTTTTAATTTCTAAACCCCTTGATGACTTGCGAATTTCCCGTGATATTTTATTTCAGCCTTTCGCCTTGCAAATATAGCATCTTCTATGTTTTCAAAATTTCCGATGTGATGTTCTTTTCTGTCTGCCACAATCCTGACATTATACTTGCCGTATTTGGTCTTTCTAACACCAAGTACCTGCGACTTGCTATTTTTCGATACACTTATATTCCTTGCGTTATCTTTCGGACTACAGAACCTTAAATTAGTCTTTCGGTTATCAAGTTTATTTTTATTGATATGGTCAACGATTTTACCGACACAGTTATCAAGACCAAGTATATATCGATTCATTTTAACAACTCTGCCTTTAATATTTGCCACAGCATATCCTTGTGCCGAAACACACCAAGAATAGTGTTTTAATTTCTCTAATTCTTCAGCATCGGCAAGTATTTCAAAACCTTTTGCAGTTGTAATTTTCAAAACATCACCAACGATTTCAAACTTGTTTGTGCTTTTTCGTGGGTGTCTTTCGGGCGAACCATATTTTTTTATCCTACAATAGTGTTTGTTACAATAAGGCTCTCCGTCAATGTGAACAGAAAATTTCCCTCCACATACCACGCAAACTTTATCATTTGTTGACATTTAATTACCCCAATTCTGTTAAATCTCTACAAGCCTGATGCCGTGAACGTGCAACATCAATTTTCGCTTTATTATGTAATCTTTGGTGCGGAAGCCTTTTGTATCTTCCACAACAAGCTCTCCTGATTCTGTATCTCGGTATACAAAATCAGCAACATACGCACATTCTTTTTCGATGCATTTTGTGCCATCTTTTAATCGTTGCCCTTTTTTGCCATACCTTTCGTATTCTTCGTACTGTGCAGGAATTAAAACATATTTAACTTGCCTTTGCAGTTCGGTGATTGCCCCTGCTTTTTCAAGCAAGGACAATTCACAATATCGCTTGTACTCCTTTTTACTGTCAAAAATTTCACCGTCTACAACGATTTTTTTATTATTGTACTTGTTATTACCTCTTTTGCCATAAAACACGATTTAGCCCTCTTTTCATTAAAACAGCAATTCACTCTCACTAACTGCAGGAGTAACATCTATAAAGTCACTTTCCACGTTCTGCTCCTGCATCGGTGCCTGTGAGTCGCTCTTGCTACCCGCAAAAGAAACCTCATCTGCAACAACCTCTGTTACATAACGCCTATTCCCATCATTGTCGTCCCATGTGCGTGTCTGAATAGAACCGCATAGTGCAATCATCTGTCCTTTGTGGAACCATTTGGAAACAAATTCTGCAGTGCTTCGCCACGCAACAACATTAATAAAATCCGCCTGTTTCTCGTCCTGCTTCTGAAATTTTCTTTCTACTGCCACCGTAAATGAAACAACAGCCACATTTGACGGTGTATACTTAAGCTCCGGGTCTTTAACCAACCGACCCATTAAAACAACTTTGTTAATCATTTCTTATTACCTTTCTTCTCTCTTGCCAAAACAGAAGCCCTTGCTATCAGAACTCCCGATTCAGTTAACTTGGCATCTTCTTTTCTTAAACCTTTCCTTGTTAACTCCAAATGCTCCGCATTTGTAATTAATGTAAGATTATCAATATCAAAGTTTTGTTTATTGCCGTCCAAAAAGGTCAGCTTGTACCCTTCCGGTATTGGACCGTTAACCTCTTCCCAAATAAGGCGGTGTTTTGCCTTAAAATTATCATTGCAATTGGGATGACTCGGCCGCATTTTAACCTTCACCTCAATATATCCGTCCCTTGTTATCCGTTCATACCCTAAAGGCTTTGTATTATGAGGCATATGCCCGTCCTTAAACCAGGTCTTTTCACATCCTTTTGCATAAACACCTTTTTTACCCTTGTTTACCGGCACATGTCCTTTTCTAAATCTGCCTGTAAGTCCATTGTTGATTTTATGGTTTGCCATGTACCCTTTAACTCTCGATTCGGTTATAGGCTCGGTAAATCTTTTATTATAAGCTGCAGCAATTTCCTTGTATGTATGCCCGGGAATAAATGAGCGAAGGAACTCATGCTCTTCTTTAGTATACCTATGTCCTACCATTGCTCTAACTTACCAATCCTCTTTCGAAGTCCTTTATTTTCTTCTAACAAATCACCGTCTGTAATCCCCAAAAGCGGTATTTCAACCATTCTTCCGCACCCGTATTCGTCAAAATGCTTTTGTGCCTGCAGAGCAACAGATGCATTATCGATTATGGTTTTTGCCACCTTCTGAATAGTTTCACTCTTTTTTATTTCTTTTTCAAGCTCCTCTTCTGTTAATTCATCATCATTTAAACGCTCAATACACTCAAATAAATAATTATTTAAGTCCGTTAACTTATTTTTCATATCTTCATTTCCTCCAATAGTTTTACAATCTTAACAGCATTCTCAAAAGTCATTTTGGTCGTAACCTTTGAAATCAAATCCTTTGCCTTTCTTATAATCATTTCTTCCTCAACCTCTTTCAAAAGAGACGGCGTTGCCTGAAGAAGATGCATCTGTGCATTACCTTCAGCCATACAACCAACCTTTCTGAATTTATTAACCCCGATAACTATATGCTTGTCCGTTACATCGCCAACCGTTTCAACATAGTTCCAGGGAAACAGATTGCCGATTGAAACTATAACCTTGTCACCGGGCTTTATATCCTCGGTCCAGTTTTTAATGTTATTATCCAATTTTACCCGCTCCCTTCAACAACCTTTCAAGAGACTTTCTTCGCAACTCTTCAAAATCACTTTTCTCATTATTAGTAAAATTGTTAAATCCGCTCCCTTTGATTGAATGCGAAGAGCTTTTCTTCGCATCCCTTCTGGCCCAGTTCAGAATCACCGCATAATGACTCTTGTATTTAACCGGCTTCGATTCTAAATAATAACTAAGGTCATTGATTCTTTCTTCCAAACTGCTGCCAAACTTCTCCGAAAGCTTTTTATATTCTTCATCACTAAGAACAACATTCTCAAAATCTCCGTAAGTACTTTTCTTCAAAATTCACTTCCTCCTTGCAATTTTGGAAAAAGTATGTTAAAATGTATTTGGGTTTGAGGAGCTTGTATTAAGCCTTGTGCTTTTACAGGCCCCTTTTCATTTATCAACTTTTTCATATCGTTCATTCCATAATCTTCTTGTTTCGTCTTTACTTAAAGTTACTGCGCTTTTGGCGCCACACTCAATGCACTTTGCGTAGCTGAAAGCCTTAGAATATGCAAATATTCCGCTG